CTACGAGCAGCGCCTCGACGTTTCCGAAGCGATGATCTACGCCGCAATGGGCAGCCTGCTGGTCCGGCGCCTCGCACATTGAGCAATTCTCAAACGGACTCTTAGACGACATGGCGTTTCCACGAACAACTGTGTCTGCCCCGATGCGTCCGACAAGAATAGGCCCAACCTAAAGTCGATTTGAATAAGTTGCAGCAATCCATCCTGAAATGCCAAATGCCAGCTGTCTTTTTGATCTTTGAGTTCCATAATTTATTACCTCCCGCCAAACCGTTCATTCTCCCCGGTCCTGGCCCCAAGTTTTTTGAGCCTACTCCACCGAGGACCGTCCGGACAACGTCCAAGCCCATTCAGAGGACCGTCCGGACAACGTCCAAACCCCACAGATGAACTTTCCACCTGAGGACCTGGCATCAAATGAAGGGATTTTGAGCCGCCCCGTGCTAATCGCCCTGGCTGTGCCGTCACAACAGCTACAGGTGCTCAGACAAGCCCATTTAAGCCCAAAATCGGGGATCTAGCTGCGCAGGTAGCTAAGGACAGTCCTAGTCGGGCTTCTCCTAGCAGCCATTTTGAAAATCTTCTTAGAGGACTTGGCATCAAATGAAGGGGTTTTGAGCCGCCCCGTGCTAATCGCCGGGGCTGCCTTCAGCATCTAAAGGGAATTGACCGCCGCCTTCATCTCCGCATCGGACACGTCGATGTACTTCTGCGTCCACTCGAGGCTTTGATGGCCAGCCAGCTCCTTGATGATCTTCAACGGAACCTGCTTTCTGTGAAGGCCAGTCATAAACGACCGGCGTCCTGCATTACCGGTGCTGTCGATACCTGCTTCACGATACCAGTCACGATAGAACCGGCACAAGCTCGACGGATTCCAATGCTCGTTCCTGCATGTCGGTACAAGAGGGTCATCTACGTGCCATTGGTTGCCCAGTGCCACCACTATGAACTCGCGTAGCTTGTCTGATATCGGAACTGACCGCCACTTGTCGCCCTTGCCCTTGACGTGCATCGCTTGCTTGAAGCGACCATCTGCGTATCTGACATCGCCCACCGTCAACTGGGCGACTTCAAAGACGCGCAAACCGGCATAGTGTGATAGGGCGAGAGCCAGCCTGACCCTAGCTGTATGATGGATGGCGAATAGCCGTTCCATCTCATCTGCTGTCGGAACATATGCTCGGCGCTGCATGATGTGCTCCTGTTCAACACACATATGCTATTGTCAGGCGCCTATGCCGAGTAGGAAATAAAAGCAGAGAATGCTTATCTGCGCGCAATGCCATTGCGTAGGCTCTATGGGATCATAAGGTCCTTGCTTTGCCGTCGTGATGGATAGGCGGGTGCTTTGCCGCGATATGCCCGACTGTGCTGTTGAGTGCTGTCCAAGGGGTCGGACGGCTGAAGCTTTCATAGGGGCATGTCGGCGGGCTAGGGTGCTGTGCGGTATGCCCAGTCGGCTAATATTGTTGCGGGGTTGGGACGCTCGTAGCAGCTCGGCAGCTTGCGGGAGTGGGAGGGGTAGTTTGATGCGTGGTCGGGGCTGGACGCGTCCGATGACGTGCAGATTGCTTGTATGGGGAGGGTAGGTGGGGCAGTACCCCAACAAACTGATACTATGTAGATAGATATAGTGCTGTCAGCCAACTCAGAATTCCCGGCTCAAAAAATTCGAACCACCGCGACCGTCTATTTTTGGATTGCACAACCTACGTGGAAGTATCACCGGCTGATTGCGAGGCCGATACGGGCGGCGACAGCGACACCAATTCCTGTCCGTCATACAAACTGAAGGTGTTGCTAGGATGATATTCAATCCTGCCGACCATGACCCTGTTTGCTCCCCTCCCTTTTAGATACTCGGCAAAGGCCTTCAAGTAGTTATCGTTAACAACGAACTGCCCCAATGACATAATTTCCTGCCCAGTACGAGTGAGGCGATACACGGGAATCTGCAACGTTAGATCGCTCACCGGAAACCAAGCGACCAATGTTCTACCGTCAACTCGGTAAATCGCGACTACTTGATTGCTGCCGTGGAACTCAATCGCGTGCATTAATCCAACTCCTTGGACGCCACTGATGATGCCAACTTCTTCTAAACCAAGTAGCGTTCCGAACGGCAGCCTATTTGCCGCCAAGAGAACCGTGTCTTTGAAAATAAACTCGTGGTTCAACACAAATGGTCCGAGAAGACCAATCAGTTCCGCGTCCTGTTTGGACATCCCAGATAAGAGGTGCATGGTGTGAATTGAGTAAGAACCCGGTCTCTCACACTCACCAGCCAAGACCTTACCCCAAAGCCGTTGCAGCACCTCCGACGAAACGTTCTCGGACCGCATGCGCCATTGAGTGAACCAGTCAGGATCAACGTCCTTGTCGGAAGACGTTTGATCGCCACGCGCCTCGGCTTCTTCATCTGCATAGATCGCAATTTTGCGAACGTTGAGGGCCTTCTGCATTTGCGAGGCAAGCATGTCGGTGCGAACTGCATCAGCGAACTCATCCGTCGATTGAGGAGGCGGTAACTGCAGACGCGCCTCCGGTACAGGTAATGCTGCGGAACCGGATTCGCTATGGTCCTCAAGGAGAGGCGGCATTGCATCCTGCACAGAAACGTCGATCAAGCGTCCGGTCGATACATCGAACGTCTTGCGGCCTGCCTTGATAGCTTCAATCTCGCGCTCCGTTTGCGCTACCATCAATATCTCTTCGCGCTTCATTTCATTGGTAGCGCGACCAACCCGCCGGACCTGCTTCGGCGCGAGCACACCAGAGCCAAACTTATCAAGCGTCTCCCAAATTTTGTCGCGCAAGCTCATAGGGACCACTCCTAAAGCCTCTACTTCTTCTGTAGCCGTCGAAGCGCGCTGTTCAGTTCAACCTCGTCCTTCAATGCCTGCGAGATACGTTCCGACAGTTCCGCAAGCACGATCCGCGCAGCCTGAGCAAGCTCAAGACATTCCTCATCGGTCTTGCCATGAAGCCCTTCGCTTAGCGCAGAATGCAAAAGTGTGAGCGGATTTTGACCGTCGATAAGCAACGCTTGCGGCATGGCGCCCTTCACAGATGCTATTGCCTTGCTAAACTGTGTTTCTTTCTTGGCCGCTTCAAGGATCGGCACAAGGCTTGTCGCAGTGTCTATTTTAGAGGCTACCTTGATGATCTGGTCCAATATGCGGTCCTTTTGGTTCTCAACAACACGCCGGTAATAGACGAATGCACCAACACCGAGACCTTGGTTTTCGCACTGGCGACCCTTCAAGAATGTCTCACGATCCGTCCCAATCATAGAAATCAATCGAGAGGGCGTAGGTGGCCCATACGGGGGATATTCTCCGAGTTTGTAGCACTCGCCGGAGATTTTCTCCTTTGCACGTTGTGCGAACAACGCATACGTCTTGGTTTTGCTCCGACAGTTCGAACATTTATATCGTATGAAAAGTTGTTCAAACTTAGCGGCATCCACATGAGGAACGTCATCATCTGTACAACGAAAAAATCGCGGTCCATTACAATTCGGGTCTGAGCAATGCAGAAGCAAATCTGGTTGCTGTAGTAGGTACTCGCGATACCCAGACCTGAGTTCAAAGACTGCCAAATTACTTATTTGGACAAATTGGCCGGGTGGGACAGTCTCGAGAAACTCGGCAAACGTTTTAGTCGGCAGACCGGCGTTGTCGGCGGCGGCTTGCGTCGCTTTGCTTTCCTGTTCCGCCATCTGTACCACCTGATGAAGAGGGGAAGGGCGAGAATAGCGGGTGCGAAGCCCTCACGCGAGTCCATATAAATAGTCATATGACATCATCATCCGAAGCAATGTTAGCACGATGGGCCGATCCACAATCACGTGAGAGGCTCCTTGTTGCCATTAGAAAGGCCAACCGAATGCGGTGGCTTGATCCGGTGAAACGACGCAAGCAACTCGACATTATTAGTTCTTCAATGGCTCTAAAATGGGCCGATCCAGTATGGCGTGCTAGACAAGTCGAATTGCAGAAAGCTGGAAGGGCAAAGTCTTCTGTTAAATAGGTGCATGAAGCACATTCTTTTAGCCGGATTGATCCTTACATCGTGTTCTACAGCTCAACTTACCAAAGCCGAACAAGACGCCAATACCGCTATGAATGCGGTAACGACCGCTTGTGCTATTGCTGAAGGGGCTGAAAGTCAGGTCCAAGGCATTGCTGCTGTCGCAGATCAAGTTTCGAACATTGGTGCTTACGTGAATGGCGCATGTGGTACGGCTGATGCCATTATCAAAGTGGCTCAAAACCCGACCACTGTTACATGGTTAAACCAGATAGCGGCGGACTTGACTTCCCTCTCAAAGAACTCATAAATAGGTGCATGAGACTTATCGCAATCATACTTGCATTGGGCCTACTTAGCGCCTGTGCAAATGTCGCCCCCTACGATACGGACTACAATCTGTCGTCGGGACCAGCCACGGGAAACTAACGGCTATCCGCTAACCAAATCCGCCTAGGTCAGATCGCCAACCGAAATTAGCATACTACCCTAAGGACGGAGGGTAGTAGATGCATAACCTCAGCTTCGAAGAATGGCAGCGGGCAGTAGACAATCTCTTGCTTGCCTATGTCGGCGTGAGTGCCAACGACCTAACCGACTATTCATCGTATGACACGTGGGAGAGTGGTGCATCGCCGCGAGAGGGCGCAATTGCCTGTCTCGAAGAACAAGATGGCCTCGTGCCAGAAGAGGTAATTGAGCAGCTTGAGGCGCTTGGCGATGAGTAAGATTGCCGACCTCAACGACGAGATGCGGCAGACCTTCTCCGGGGGCCGGGTCTTTATGACCGCATCTATCTCGGCTTTGCCGCTGGAAGTGCAAGGTAAGATATTCGCTCTTGTTCGTCGTTTCTCCGACTTCAACAACGACAATGATCCGTACGGCGAGCACGACTACGGCAGCTTCGAGCACACCGGCGAACGGATCATGTGGAAGATCGACTACTACAACCGCGACATGACCGCAGGATCGGAAGACCCGTCCGATCCAGCGCAGACAACCAGAGTGCTGACCATCATGCTCGCGTCTGACTACTAAATAGCGGGCGACGGGTCGCTCATACCGTTGCATCCTAAAAGGTGGAACAGCCCGGTCTTTAGCCAGCCGGGCTGTTTTTTATTGCCTGGTAAATATCGCGATGGGAGCGCTGTCAGTCTATGAGCAACAACAGGACATAATTCGAATATGCCGTAATGACCCGGTCAGGTTCGTCACTCGCTTCCTAGAGGCAAAGCCAGAACCGTGGCAAGCCGAATTCCTAGAGCGCATCCAAAAAAACAACCGCATCGCCGTCCGTTCGGGACATGGTGTCGGAAAAACAACCGTGTTGGCATGGACGATCCTTTGGGCGCTGCTATTCATCTATCCAATCAAGATCGGCGTCACAGCACCATCCGCTGACCAAATCAACGACGTGCTGTGGCAAGAGCTAAGGAAGTGGCATCGCCGACTTCCCGATATGCTCAAAGATCAGCTCGAAATTCTCAACGACAAGGTCATCAACAAGGAGCACGCGGGAGAAAGCTTTTGCTCCGCCAGAACGGCCACGAAAGAAAAGCCCGAGGCGATGCAAGGCATCCACTCCGAGAATGTGTTCTTCATCATCGACGAAGCCGCCGGCGTGGATGACCAAGTGTTCGAAGTGGCCATGTCGAGCATGTCCACGAAGAACGGCAAGATAATTATGACAGGCAACCCCACGAACTCGTCGGGGTACTTCTACGACGCATTCAACAGCAATGCGCGGCTTTGGAGCACGATGAAGGTCAGTTCCTTCGATAGCTCCCACTCACGCCATGGCACGCATATTGAGGAATACCGAAGCAAGTACGGCGAAAGCAGCCCCCAGTACCGCTCACGTGTTCTCGGCGAATTCCCAACCGCCGACACCTTTTCGCTCATGCCTCGTGCGTTGATTGAATTAGCCATCGACCGTGACGCCGAGCCAATTGACGGGCCGATCATATGGGGAGTGGACATAGCCAGGGCGGGTGGAGACAGGTCTACCTTGGCCAAGCGCAAATCCAACTACCTCTTAGAGCAGGTCACGTCATGGGAGATCGCGGATTCGATGCAAACTGCGGATAGGATCGCGTGGGAATACAACCACTGCGAAGTAGATGAACGTCCGCAAGAGATTTATGTAGACGGGATCGGTGTAGGTGGCCCCGTGGCTGACCGACTTAGGCAACTAGGCTTGCCAGCGATCGACTGCAACGTCTCAGAAAGCGCGAGCTCCAAGGCTGATTACGTCGCTCTGCGTGACGAACTGTGGTGGCGCACCAAGGAATGGTTCGAAGCGAGAAACTGCAAGATCAAAGATGACCCCGCTCTCATCAATGAACTGTGCTCGGTCCAGTGGGAGCCTGACGCCAAGGGCCGAATAAAGATCGAGAACAAATATCAGATGCGAAAGCGCATAGGCCGATCACCGGATTTGGCCGATGCCTTCGTGATGACGATGATGAACCTCGCGACCGGCAAATATGAAAAGTGGAAGCCGATACCTGTCGTAAGTGGTGCCTGGTATTTGTAAATACCATGCAATTGGGAGCAACCATGCTTTATACCGTGACTGTCAAGGTAATGTACAAGAATGACCGACTGGAGCGCATACCGGTTGTCGTGGATGTACCGGACAATAACAGCCCACAAGATTTCGCGCTTATGCTCTACAGGCAATCACCTCGCTACAGTGCAGCCAAGGCATTTATCAGCCGAACCTACGTTGCTGGTGCTGTGCCAGTCTCGCCAGAACACTTGGCAATCGCAGACCGAAGCAATTCCCTGATGAATTCACTTGATAATCTCCCACTCTCGTTCGGTGCAAAGCAAAGTGTGATATCTGCGCAGCACACAAATGTACCTTTGAACTTCCGACAGGCATTAGCGGAGGCTGCTACCCATGCGGTTCTTCAGAAAGCGCAACCAACAAGGAAAGGACGAAAAGTCTAAGCGAGATAGATGGCATCTAAAGACTACGATCCAAAAGTACCCTCACTAGGAACCAACACCAAGCGTGGCAAGGAGATGGAACCGGCTGAGTTCCGGTTAGCTCTCTATCAGAAGGTTCATCACTCCACAGAATATTTTGAAGGGGTCTATACCTTCGACCGCGTTGATGCGCAGCAATACTACGAAGGGCTGCGGCCAGCAAAAGAGAAGAAAGGCCGATCCGGCTTCATAGCCCGCGAGTTTGCCGAAGCCGTCGATACGATGATGCCGGGCCTACTTCGTGTGTTCGGCAATGGCGATGAGACTGTTCGCTTCGTGGCGCAGAACCCGAAGGACGATCTCCTAGCCAGACAGGCAACCGACTACGCCAACTACATCTTCAACGTCAAGAACTCCGGCTACAAGAACATGGGCGACTGGATGAAAGCCGCCCTCATGTTCCGTATCGGCGTGCTCAAAATCTGGTGGGACACAAGCAAGTCGGTCAAGCAGGAGCAATACGAAGGGCTGGACGACAACCAGTACCACATTCTCATTTCCGACACCGACATCGAAATTATCGAGGACGAGGAGTACCCCGACCCGGATCAACTCCAACTCATGGAGAACCTCGAGGAAGCGAAGGTATCAGCAGGAGCAGAGCCTACCCCTGAGGACCAGTTAGAAGCCCAGCTATCCGCGCTCCCTCGCTTGCACGACGTGACCGTTAAGCGCATCACCGAAAAAGGACAGGTCAAGGTACAGGCCATTCCGCCTGAGGAATACCTGTTCGAAGAGTTCAAGGTCGATCAAAGCGATCGGCATTTCCACTGCCACAGACGCAGGCTCTCGGCATCCGAACTGCGCGAGATGGGCTTTGATGAAGACATAATCGAGCAAATCCCGTTCGAACCGTACGACAACAAGGTTTACAGGATTGAGCCTGTCGTGCGGCACTGGCCAGAATTCACGCAGCCGGCGACAAGCGAAGTCTATTCCGACAAGTCGTCTTGGAAAGCGGACATTTTCGAGTGCTACTGGTACGTGGATAAGGATGGCGACGGGATCGCCGAATACCACAAGACAATCTGCGGTGGGCCACAATGCATCGTCCTCGAAGACGATATCGTGGATGACCACTGCTTTGCGATCATCACGCCAACCCCGATCCCCTTCAAGATGGTCGGCAAATCGACGTTCGATGACACGAAGGACTTACAAGACCTGAAGTCCGTGCTCATGCGCCAGGTGTTGAACAACACCTACACCATGAACCAGTCACGGTTGGCGATTGATGCCGACAAGGTCAATTTCGACGACGTGCTCAATCCAGCGCCCGGCGGTCCAATCCGCGTAAAGGGAGCACCCGGCGAATCCGTAATGCCGGTCCAGACTACCCCAATCGCAAGCATGATGATGCCGCTGTTGCAATACGTGGATCAAATCCGCGAGCAGCGCACAGGCATCAGCCCATACAGCCAAGGCTTATCCGCCGACGAACTAAACTACCAGACAGCGACCGGCACGCAGCTCATGCTAACCGCAGGCGCGATGCGACAGGAAGCTATCGCTAGAGAATTTGCCGAAGGCTTCAAGCGCGCATTCCGACGCATCCTTGATTTGGTCGTGAAGCACCAAAGCAACGTGGATAGCTTCAGCATGAAAGGGAAGTTCTATCAGATCAACCCGCGCGACTTCGACACGGATTTCGACCTCGTATGCGAAGTGGGTATTGGTACAGGCAACCGCGACATAGAGATGCAGCGGATCGCGAGCATGATGCCGTACTACCAGCAGATCATACAGATGCAGGGAGGGGTCAAAGGTCCGATCGTGAACTTGGACAACATCTACAACGCCCTTCAGAGGTACACCGAGGCCGCCGGCCTGAAGAACCCGAACCTCTATTTCACCGATCCTCAGCCGTTCCTACAGAAGCAGGCTCAGATGCAGGCGACACAGCCTCCGCCTCAGAAGCCAATTGACCCTAACATGCTCGCGCTCGCGAAGATGGAACAGGTCGCCAAGGAGCAAACTGATAGACGCCAGTTCGAGATTGCGAAAACGCAGGCAGACCTTGCATTCAAGAAACAGGCCCTACAAGCCGAATACGACTTCAAGCAAAAGCAGCTTGAGCTTGAAGCGCTTCGAGAATTCAACAAGCAGAATTCGGACAAGCAGGACGGCGAGCTTACCGCATTGGGCATCCTGCACTCGACTATGGCCGGCGATAAAGACCGCCGCTTAGACACCTTGCGCGAGGCGAACGACCAGCATAATGCGCGCCTAGGCCATTCGCTCGATCTAGCCAACATGCACCGTGACCAATTCAATCAGCTCCGCAATGGACAGCAACCGTGAACGAGATTGAGTTAAACGACACCCTGCGCAGGCAACGCCAAGCCCAAGAGATCATCAGCAACCCGCTTTGGGATGAGACATGCGAAGCCTTGATGAAGAAGGCATTCGCTACATGGGCAAGTTCGAAACCTCACGAGGCCGATGCACGAGACGGCCAGTACCAGCTTGTGCGCGCCTTGCAGGAGTTTCGCGACTGCTTCAAAGGGATCATAAATAGTGGCAAGAAGGCCTTGACCGACATTGAACAACAGAAGGAATTAGAAGAGGGCGAGCACGCCCCATAACGCAGGAGCAACATGAATTTTGACAACGTAGAAAGTAATTTTTCGCACGAGGATCGCCAAGCTGCACGTGATTTAGCAGCCGAGATAGGCGCAGCCCGCCGCGAAATCAGCGCCAATAGAGCGCAACCAACACAACAGAAAACTTCCCCGGCCGGACAAGCAGCGGCCCCGGAGGCGGTAGAGGATAGTGCAGAGTTCGCATCCACTGCTAACGACGAAAACGATACCAGCGGCGAAGAAGTGCATGACGATGGCCAGACCACGCATGAGACTTACGAAGAACCAGCAACGGACCCTTTCAAATCGGCGGAATACCAAAGATATCTGCAAGAAACAGCCGCACGAGTAGCCGCAGCCGAACAGGCGAAGCGTGACTACGAAGCCCGACTGGCTCACATATCTAATCTCGCACAGAGCTTCAGCGATCCGATTGTGGCCGAATGGAACAAGCTAGGCCCGGATGGCCAGGTCAAATTGGCCCAAGACAATCCGGCAGACTACCTTGCCAAGAGAGCCCACGTTGATACGCGCCTTCAACAGATGGCGATGGTTCAACAGGAGCAGGCCCGTATCCGTAATGAACAGATACAAAAGCTTTCTCAACAATCGCACGCAGAACTTTTGAAGAGATATCCGGCGTGGAAGGACTCATCGGTCCAATCAAAAGCCGCGACGGATATAATCGAGTTCCTACGCAAAAACAACTTCACGCAGCAAGAGATTGACAGCGTCGTGGATCACCGAATGGTAGATGTCATCTACAAGGCGGCCCAATACGAAAAATCTCTTCAAGCTAAGAAGTCCCTGCCAGACAAGAAAGTGGTGAAAACCACCAAGACGTTGACGCCGGGTGCTGCTCGCAATCCAAAGGCGGACCAAGAGAGCAAAGAGCTAAAGGACCTCGGCACAGTTATGAAGAAAAGTCGGAATTCGCGTCAGCAAGCCGAAGCACTGGGCGCATTCGTGAGGCGATTAAACCAAAAACAATAAGGAGAATGAATGAGTTCAATTGATACGAATACCTTCCTCACTTATAGTGAAATTGGCGCCAGAGAAGATTTGATCGACAAGATTTTCAATGTGTCACCAATCGACACTCCGCTGAGTT